CAACAAGGCAAAGGATGAGGCACACGCAAAAGAACTAACGCAGTTGAAGATTGACACTGCGGTTGAAAAGGCATTGAACGACTCAGGAGCACTGAATATTAAGGCAGCCAAGGCACTTCTGGAGCTTACGGATGCAAAGCTTTCTGATGATGGTACAGTCAAGGGACTGACCGAACAGATTGAAAAGCTAAAGTCAGACGAAGGCTCAAAGTTTATGTTCAAACCAACAGACACAAACCAGCAGCAGTTTAAGGGTTTTCAGCCCGGTACTTCAACAGACGTACCCGACAGCAAACGGTCAGGGTATGAAGCGAGACTTGCAGATGCAAGGAAAAACAATAACCAGTTAGAAGTAATCAAAATCAAGCAGGAAGCATATGCGGATGGCGGCATTGTACTCAACTAACTGGAAAAATTAAAGAAAGGTTAAATATGGTGAAAAATTATGCCACAGGTAGCAGGAACAGGTAATACTTTTAATTTACCAAATTATGCAGGTGATTTATTTACTGCGTCACCTACGCAGACCCCATTTCTTTCAATGATTGGCGGTCTTACAGGCGGAAAGCAGACAGACAACTTTGAATTTCAGACAGGCGTTGTATATGACCTGCCGGAAGCAGTACAGCCGGATATCTCTGAGAGTGCATCTGTAAAGGCCCCTACAGCATCACATGTTGCAAGAAGCCAGCAGACAAATGTAGTACAGATACACCAGGAAACCATTGACTTGACATATGCAAAGATGTCGAACAGCGGAAGACTTTCAGGGCTTAACAGCTCAAACCAGACAGCGAACCCGAACGATGAGAAGGCATTCCAGATTCAGCAGAAGCTTATCAAGATAGCGAGAGATGTTGAACATTCTTTCCTGAACGGTACGTATCAGAAAACAGAGGATGGAAGCACATCAAACAAGACTCGTGGTATGCTGGAGCTTTGTACATCGGATGCAGGTACATCAATTGACGCAAAGGGCGCAGCTCTCTCAAAGGAGTTATTTGACCAGTTATTCAGAGAAATGGCAGACAATGGTGCAGTATTTGGCAATATGGTTCTTTTCTGTAACTCATACATCAAGCAGGCAATTACCAACCTGTATGCTGATTTCTTTAAGGCACAGATGCAGATGACACAGAATATTGCAGGAATGAACATTGTACAGATTGAGAGTGATTTTTGTAAGGTAGGTATCACGTTTGACCCGTTTATCAAGAAAAACTCAATCCTTGTCGCTGATGTATCAAAGATTGCACCTGTGTTCCAGCCTGTACCTGGCAAGGGCAACTTCTTTGAGGAGCCGCTTGCAAAGGAAGGAGCAGCGGACCGGATTCAGATTTATGGACAGATTGGTCTCGCACATGCCCCTGCATTCCTGCATGGAGCAATAACAGGTCTTGAAGTAAAGTAGAAAGGTATGGGTGAGCAATATGTTTAAGATAAAAAAGAAACCGCTTACATCGAACACAATATGGGATGCCGAAAATAACAGACCACTTTGCAAATTCAACAAGGGAATAATCCAGACAGAAGATAAAGACCTTGCCGAAAAGCTGAAAGCCCTGGGATACGAGGTAGAAGGGGAGGAATCTGTTGAGGCAGCTCCTGAAAATGAGGAAATTGCACCGGTGCAACCTTCAGAGGAAGCAACTGAGGAAGCAACAAAGCCGCACAAGAGAAAGTAGCAGGTGATTCAATGTTTGATGTGAACAGCGTATCAGAAAGACTGACTTCACTTGGATATGAGGTCGGGGGGAATGATGAGTTTTCCCTGACCTTCTGTGTTGAAAAAGTACGAAGCAGCATAAAGAATGAAATCAACTGGCAGGATGTACCGGAAAGACTCGAACACATAGCAGTTGACATGGCAGTGGGTGAGTTTTTGCTTGCAAAGAAAACCTTTATGCCGGATGGGCTGAATATTGACCTTGATTATGCAGTAAAACAGATTAAGACTGGTGACACTGATACGGTATTTGCCACAGGTGATGCAAGTCAGACACCAGAGCAAAGGCTGACCACCTTCATCAATTATCTTTTATCCTACGGAAAGGACGAGCTTGCATCGTTCAGGCGGCTGAGATGGTAAATGCGGTTGAAGCTGCCAGAAAGGCGGCGAGGAAAGCCCAGGAAAGTCTCTATGGCGGTCTGTGTACTGTTACGGAGCATCATAAGATAAAAGATGAAAGGTCGAAACTGACAGACTTTAAGGACGTGGTTGTATTAGAAAACCAGCCCTGCAAGCTGTCATTTAGTACAATAACAACTGCAAATCAGACTGAATCGGCGGCAGAGCTCACACAGACAACCAAGCTGTTCATATCACCTGATATAACCATCAAGGAAGGCTCGAAGATAACAATAACACAGTGTGGCGTAATAACGGACTACACCTGCAGTGGCGTTCCGGCAGTATATGACACGCACCAGGAGATTGTTCTTGAGCTGTTTGAAAGGTGGGCATGATATGGGAAAGTTTGGAAAAATGGACATCAGGGGCATGAAGGAATTTCAAAAACAGCTTGAACAGCTGGAGGACCCGGATACCTTTGTGGAAGCCTGTGCAAAGGAACTGGCCGCAAGGTTATTAGCAAAGGTCATAAAGCGCACACCTGTAGGAGATTATCCTAAATCAACAGGAAAAAAGGGCGGTACATTAAGACGTGGCTGGACTGGAGAGAAACGGGCAGCAGCAAGGAGCTATGTAGATTCGCTTAATGTGCAGCACACAGGCGATATGTATAAAATTGAAATCATAAACCCTGTGGAATATGCATCATATGTTGAGTATGGTCACAGGACTCCGAACCACAAGGGTTGGGTTAAGGGGCGGTTTATGATGACGGTATCCGAGCAGGAGCTTCAGAACATTGCCCCGAAGGTGCTTGAAAACAAGGTAAAGAAGTATTTACAGGAGTGCATGAAATGATAAATTCAATAATTGAGGCAATAAGCATTGCCCTAAATAAAGAATTTGAAAACTATGAAATCTACATGGAAGAGATGAAGCAGGGAATAAATGAGCCCTGCTTTTTCATTGCGTGCTTGAAACCGGGTACAGAGCTTTATCTTGGTAAAAGATATTTTACAAACAACGGCTTTGTAATCCAGTATTTTCCCGAGTCAAAGGACTGCGCGCAGCGTGAATGCAACAGTGTTGCGGAGCGTCTTAAGTGGCTGCTGGAATACATTACCATGCCGGATGAGGATAAGCCCATAAGGGGCAGGAACATCAATTATGAGGTTGTGGACGGAGTCCTTAATTTCTTCATCACTTATGACCTGTTTATCCTTGTAAGTGAGCAATATGACGTGATGGAAACTCTGGAATCAAGCGCTACAGCAGAATAGGAAAGAAGGTGGAGATATTGGCATCAAGGAAAACAAAAACGCTGGAGACAGCAGAGGAACCGGTAAAAACTGAATCACAGTTTACCGGGGAACAGATAGCGGTCTCAGCAAGATACTCAAACAGAAGAGACCTGGTAAACGCTCTTCTGGATAAAAACAAAAAGTACACTATTACACAGGTTGACCAGTTGGTTGACCAGTATGAGAAAGGAAAGGTGAAATAAATGGCATTAGGCGGCGGTAGTTATACTACACAGAACAAGGAATTGCCGGGCGCATACATAAACTTTGTAAGCGCGGCATCAGCTTCGGCGGCATTATCAGACAGAGGAATAGCAACCATGGCTTTAGAGCTGGACTGGGGTGTTTCGGGAGAAATCTTTGAGATAACAAATGCAGACTTCCAGAAGAACAGCCTTAAGATTCTTGGATATGCTTATGACAGTGATAAGCTTAAGGGCTTGCGTGACCTGTTTATAGGAGCCAGGACCTTATATGCTTACAGGCTCAATGGCGGAGGTAACAAGGCGGACAGCGCATACGCAACAGCAAAGTACGCAGGAACCAGGGGCAACGATATAAAGATTGTTATCCAGGTAAATGCTGACAATGAGGATGCGTTTGATGTGCTGACATATCTTGGAACCGTTCAGGTAGATGCCCAGACAGTAAAGGCGGCTGAGGAGCTTGCGGCAAACGACTATGTTGAGTTTAAGTCAGGCGCAACACTTGAGGAAACAGCAGGCACACCGCTTACAAACGGAACAAA